AGTTACTTCATGGTGAAGTAGCGAATTAAAAAAACGAGACCATCTCAAATTTATAAGGAATATTTATATGGCATCATTAGCAGACATCCGCGCACGTATCGCAGCGCAAGACACAAAATCAAACAACAAGGGTTCTAACACCCAATCAGATAATTCTATCTACCCTCACTGGAACATGGACGAAGGCACTACTGCTAGTATTCGTTTCTTGCCCGATGGTGATACAAAGAACGAATTCTTCTGGGTAGAAAAACAAATCATCAAACTAGCATTCAACGGAGTTAAAGGTCATCCTGAAATGAAACAGGTTATCGTTCAAGTTCCGTGTGTAGAAATGTATAACGATGGTTCTACTTGCCCTATCTTAGCTGAGGTTCGTCCTTGGTATAAAGATGAAACATTGAAAGAAATGGCTAACAAGTATTGGAAGAAGCGTAGTTACATTTTTCAAGGCTTTGTACGTCAAAACCCACTTGGTGATGACAAGACCCCTGCGAATCCAATTCGTAGATTCGTTATCAGTCCACAAATCATCCCAATCGTTAAGAGTGGATTACTAGATCCTGAAATCATGGAATTGCCAACAGACTACACACGTGGTCTTGACTTCAACATTAAGAAGTCTAGCAAAGGTGGTTACGCAGATTACAGTACAAGTAATTGGGCACGTAGAGAAACAGCATTGACTGAGGCTGAACAAACCGCTATTGAAGCACATGGATTGTTTGACCTTAACACATTCTTGCCTAAGAAGCCAGGCGAAGCTGAACTACGTATTATGAAAGAAATGTTTGAGGCATCAGTAGATGGTCAACCATACGACAACGAACGTTGGGGACAATACTATCGTCCATGGGGCTTAGATGCTCCAGCAGGTTCAGCAAGTGAATCAGCATCATTACCAGTTCGTACTGCACCAGCACCCGCAAGTAATCTACCTGATTGGGAAGGTGATGTTGCGGCAGCAGAAGCATCTTTCACTAGTGCTCCTGTAGTTGTTCCAGCAGCAAGTGCATCAAGTGACAAAGCACAAGATATTTTAGCGATGATTCGTAGTCGCCAAAAAGCTGCTTAAATCTATATAGGGGCTACGGCCCCTATCTTAGGAGAACACTATGACATTACCAGACGAAAGATACCGTGCCATGAAGCAAGGTAAAAAATTATTAGAGGAATTGTGTGATCCTGGTCGTACACCACGTGTACCTAGTTTAATCAGAGATCGTGCAAGAGCCGCACTAAGACACTATCCGCAAGATTGGGAAATTGATTCAATGGCTGAAAAATGTCCCGATATACTTGATAAATTATCATTTAATGATAAACTGTACTTAACAGGTACAAACAACAGATAACAAAGAAAGAGAGATTATCAATGGCAAAACCATTTGATGTAAGCAAGTTCCGTAGAGAAATCACGAAAAGTATTGAGGGACTTAGCATAGGATACAATGATCCAACCGATTGGATCTCTACAGGAAATTATGGACTCAATTATCTCATTAGCGGTGATTTTAATAAAGGGGTACCTCTTGGTAAAGTTACTGTCTTTGCCGGAGAGTCTGGATCAGGAAAAAGTTTCATCTGCTCCGGAAACCTCGTCAGACACGCACAACAACAAGGCATCTACGTTGTACTAATTGACAGCGAAAATGCATTAGATGAAAAGTGGCTACACGCATTAGGTGTAGATACAAGCGAAACTAAATTGCTTAAATTGAATATGGCTATGATTGATGATGTGGGTAAGACCATATCAGAATTTATGAAGTCATACAAAGTGATGGCAGAAGATGACAAACCAAAAGTATTGTTCGTCATCGACAGTCTTGGTATGCTATTGACACCAACTGACGTTAATCAGTTTGAAGCAGGTGATATGAAAGGTGACATGGGTCGTAAACCTAAAGCACTTACAGCACTTGTTCGTAACTGTGTCAATATGTTTGGTAGTCACAATGTAGGATTGGTTGCTACTAATCACACATACGCAAGTCAAGATATGTTTGACCCAGATGATAAAATCTCTGGTGGTCAAGGATTTGTTTACGCAAGTAGTATCGTAGTTGCTATGAAGAAACTCAAACTGAAAGAGGATGAGGATGGTAACAAGGTTGCAGAAGTGAATGGTATCCGTGCTGCTTGTAAGATTATGAAAACTCGCTATGCGAAGCCTTTTGAAAGTATTCAAGTCAAGATTCCATACGAGACAGGCATGAGTCCTTACAGTGGCTTGACTGATATGCTTGAGAAGTCTGGCGCATTGAAGAAAGAAGGCAACAGCTTGGTATACACTACCGAAGATGGTGAGATACTCAAAGCGTTTCGCAAAGGCTGGGAAGCAAACAAAGACGGCATACTAGATAAGGTCATGCTTGAATATACTGGAAAAACTAAAAGCATGATAAGTAATGTAACAACACCTACGGAGGAAGTTACAGAATGAGTTTAGATACAATCGCTGAAGTTTGGGAAGCATTGCGTGAGCATATTGATTTAAGTGAACGTGATGATGCGGCAGATACACTTGTCAATTTTTTGATTGATAATAACTATGAGATAGAAGATATCAAAGATGCTTTCAAAGACAAAGATATCACTAAAGCATTGAAAGGTTATGCTGACGAACATTTTCCAGAGGAAGATGAAGATTTTGATGAAGAAGATTTAGACGAATGGGATTAAATGTCAAATTGGTACACAAGGATAACAGTCAATCTGGCTGTGATACCTGATTTTATTCAACACTTTGAAACCGAACTAGATAATGCCAAGAAAGAGGTAAAGATATACGGCAATGTTGAAAAGAACATTGCCGCTTTACCCGGCATTACCGAACATAGATTCAATCAGTTACAAGAAGTGGAAGCGGTACTTAACTACTTGAATATTCAATTACGGAAAATTCGCCGAAAACATTTTCAAAAATATTTAGAAGCGTATAATAGAGCATTGACAAGCCGTGACGCTGACAAGTATGTTGAAGGTGAAGATGAAGTTATCGAATATGAAATATTGATTAACGAAGTGGCATTACTTAGAAATCGTTGGCTTGGTATATTAAAGGGCCTTGAAGCTAAACAGTGGCAGATGGGTCATATCGTGCGGTTACGCACTAGTGGAATGGAAGATATTACAATTGGCTAAATCAAACTTAAACTCAAACTTAAACATGATACAGAAACAACTTGCAGCATATGGTAATGTTATCACTAAGGGTAGCAGTTCAATGAATGCTGTTCGGCAAAATCCTTCCTCACAAAATCATCTGCATACTCTTTTCGGAATTAATGGTACTACATCTTTTGATGACTTACATAATACTGAATATGTGAAAAAATATGAAGTATTTGAGACCACAGAAGATATACTAGCATTGAGTGTTACTTGGAATAGATTGCGTTCACTACTCAGCTATAAAATTGATATTTTAGCTAATCCTAATGATAGACCAACTAAACTTACTGATAGTATGTTGTTCAGAGAAATGATTCAGGAAGACAGAGATAAAGCTAATGTAATCCGTGATTATTACAGCAAGAAACTTATGGTTATAACTTTACGTGAACAACGGATAAGTAAATTTAGAAAAGATTTGAGTGCATTTATACATGGTGATAGTAAAGTAGTCAAAGAAGAATTGATGCCGATAATTTATCGTCTACCTGAATTCTATGAATATGATATAGGGTTTGACGAGATGGTTAGAGAATTGAATACCCGATTTGAATTTCCTGAAAATACTACAGCATGGTCAGGTACAAAAACTCTAAAGCCTATCAAAAAATTTCTAGTCAAACATAGAATAAACAAATTCTCAGAATACTGGTTGAAAGATGATGACTACAAACTATGTAAGATTGAAATCCCAATCGATAATAAACTGAATCATCTCTGGGAACACTTTTTTGAGCAAGAATCTATTCCCCTAGTAGGGCTTTATAAGCACATGGAACGTGACGGAATTAGCTATTTTCACTTAAAAAACTGGGAAATCGACTTTACCAAAACTTGACATTAAATGGGTTTGGGTCTATAATAGAGGCTTAGATTGATTAAAGGAGCTAGTTATGACCCAAGTTTACGACCGTTTGACAGAGCAGGAAAAGCGTGAAGTCCGTATGTACGGCGTGACCGTTGCAGGTATGCGTGAAAGTATCGAATCCAGCATCACTTTCAAGTTTTCTGGTCCTGCTATGATCGCCGCTAGTTTGATGAGTGATGCACAGGAAATGATCAACACCGAGTACGGTGAAGTTGACTATATGCGGGCTGAGGATGCCCGTCAATGTCTGAATCGTGCTAAGTGGGTTCTGTTTGAAGATTTGTCCCCCGAGGATTGACAATAAATGGCATTTTTAATGAAAGCC